TTCATAGTTTGCTTGTAGTTAATGGAAGCAACTAAATAATCTTGGTTTTCTAGCCCTAAAGACTCAATTAGAAAACTATAAGCTACTAAAATTGCCATCAAATAGGTTTTCCCTTGCCCACGTGATACAGAGACAATAACTCTGGTAAATCGTTTATCATCATCTCGATCACGCCAGCCCATCATTTGACTAAAAATAAATTTCTGCCAGTCCATTAATTTAGTAGGCTCACCAGTATCAACATTAGGCGAAATAGAAGCGAACTTTAAAAGTCGATCTACTTGTTTAACATCATAATGATAAGGAAATTCTTTAGTGTTTTGCCTTTGCAGGTCTCTTAAATGGCGAAAGCAAGCTAACTGAATATTGTATCCTGCTTGTTTCTTGCCATCTAAAACATCAAAGCAATATTTTGTTCCTGGATCATTATATTTTTCTTGAATTTCTTTCCAATCAATTGAATGGTAGACATCTCCCACATCATGAGTTTGAGTTAGATCAATTTTCACTGCATATTCCACCTCCTAATCAATATAAATGAGCAAAATAAGGGATTAAATCACGTTTTTTTGTGATTAAGCTCCTATTTATTAACAAAAACAACATTTTATTAATCTTTTTTAGAAAATATTTGCATCATCGTCTAAATTTCATTATTAGTAAATCCCATACAAGGTGTAAAAGAACTAACAAAGCTTAGCTCATAAACCATAGATGCAAAATTTCTTGATTTAGCTTTGATCCATTTACTATCTTTGAACTTGAAATAAAGCATTAATCTTTTCCTTCCTGAATCAACGCAAATAAAGCAATTAAAATAAATATTGTGCCTATTAGTTCATTCATTATTTACGACTCTTAAACCATAAAATTAACCACAAAACAAACCAAACGATACATACAATTCCGCAAATCACTAAACCAACGATCTCTTCAAAATATTTCAATTGAGCATAATTAATAATCCAGTTCATCATCCAAAAAACTCCTTTAAACTTTCTTTAGCTGATTTCTTTTTGCTTGTTGGTGCCTTCAAATCGAGCATCTCAGAGCGTGCTTTAGGACTTAGACCTAATTCCCTTCCAATTGCATTAAGCTTTGAGAGAGAGTCTGACATCATCTGATAAGCAGGATTCTTTTTGTATCCCTGGAAATCCTTACTGACCACTTTACCATCCACAGGAGAGAGAGATGTTTTATATATTGCTTGTTGAATTCCATGCTCTTGAAGGTCTTGGAATGCTATTCGATAAACATCATAAGCTGAACAATATTGCTGCAATAAATACTCATCTGCTCTTAAAATTTTGTCGTTTTTATTAAGATAAGTGGCTAGTTTTGGATATAATCTTTTGCCGTATTCTCCAAGCCATTTCGGTGCTTGATTAGGTACGTTCGGCTTTGATAGATCAACTTTCGTCATTTTTCGACCCCCTTTCAAGAATTTTCTAAAAATTGCTTTTTGACATGAGCGAACGGCACTGATGCGGCTCCCTAGACGTTAAAAAACGGGGCGGGGGTCTTTTTATTTTTGATTCATGTATAATTACACTTACAAAATTTAAATCTCTTAGAAGCGAATTTTTAGCCATTTACAGCGTGATCATTTTTCAATCTAGCCGCCAAGTTAGCAATCAATTTTACGTCCGTTATTGGCGGATTATCTGTTGGTTTACCATGAAGTCCTGTGCCATAATATTGCTCTTCAAAACGTGTTTTCCAGTAGTGGCATCTTCCACAGCTGGTGACCATGTTCTGAAGATTCTTCATTTCTTCTGGATACCTTTCAACTGGTAGTACGTGATCTACAATGTTACCTTCATTTAATTGACCTCTAGCCTTGCAGTACTGGCATAGATGGTAATCACGTTTAAAAACTATTGCTCGCATCTCACGCCATTGCTTCGAATGATAGAATTTGTTTTGCTCTGTCTTGACCGGATTACGATAGCGAGTGATGTGATTGTATCGCCATTGCGACTGCTTGCTGCGTTTATGATGCAAGCGATAAAACTCATTGCGTTCTTGCAATTCTTTTTCGTGTTCAATGTGTTTCTTGCAATAATGATTTGGCATCATCGCAAACTCATGACAGTTTGGAAAACGACATCTGCGAACTCGTGGCATTGACTGGCTCCTTTCATTTGATAAACACAAGCACTAGGGCTTGAACCTAGATTAATAGTTTTGGAGACTATTGTGCTAGCCATTGCACTATGCTTGCAAAAGAAAAACACCTGGAAAATATTCTTCCAAGTGTTTATTAATCATGTTGTACTTAAATGTCTATTTAGTTGTCAATTGAATGCAGACAACAACATGAAGAAAACTAAGATTGTTGTGTTATGACATCGGACCTTTTTCTTTACTATCCGACAATACATATTGTGCCATGTTTCAATCCGCATGAAGTTCACTGTTTGTCCAGTGATTGTCCACTAAAAGTTCACTGGCAAGGTAAAAAATAAATAAGCTAAATTGCATCAGCTTTCACATATACATGCAGATCAATATGATCTGCAGGTTCAACATCACATTCATCTTGCCAATGATCATAAAGATCTGCAAACTCATTAAGTGCGATTGGTTTAAGTACTTTATAATAGTAGGTCTTTTCATAGGGTAGCTGCATAATTAATTGCTCTTGAGGGATGTACTTAATATAGTTACCTATTAATATTAGCTTACTATTATCTGAGCAGTTAATAATCGTTTGGCATATTGCGTCAACAACCTTCTCAATGCTAAAAGAATTAACCATCATTCTCTCTTGTCCATCAGTGCGATTACTATGACTTGAAGCGCTAGACAATTGAGGACTAGACAAATCAGTTAAACTACGTCCACATCGCCTAGCTAATCTAGGAAGTTTATATTTTAATAACTTATCAACACGGTTAGCAGTCTTATCAAAATCTACATCAGACCAAATATTCACAACAATCAACCCCGCAATCCATAACAATATGTAATAATTATATTATAATTCATGCTTATTGGTTATGCATCAGGATAAATATAAGAGTCTAGACCGTTTTTAACAGCAAAGTGATCTAAATAATTTAAGGTGTAATATGTTAAACCAAACATAAAAGTTCGTTCTTATAGAAAAGCCATGCACAATCAGTTGTTTTTGGGCTTTTGCAGTATTATCAAAAGTTCTATGTAGCAATAGACTAGCCAAGTGAATTAATGATGTACCGTAGTAAACACCTGCAGAAGAACTAGATTTTATCCGATATTTAAATGCTTGCTTTGACTTAATATTATAAGTAGAAAAATATTTACCAATGGCAGCTTGGCTATGATGTGTCACTTGAGCAATATAAGTAATTGAATATCCTTGTCTATTAAGCCAACATGCACGCTCATAATGAATGTCCTCAGATTGACGTCCGATTGGCAAAAGTCTATGGATTTCTTGCATTTCAGGATCAGACTCAGGTACCTTAGTGATTGATCCAAACTGATTTTCTAATTTATGAATTATTACTAAAGCACGTTGGTAATTAGTTAATTTCATATTAGTCACTCGCATCGATATACTTCTTAATTGCTTTAGTAGCAATGACTGACATTGGTTCGTTCATTCGTTGACAATAATCTTTTAATTGATCGTAAGTATAAGCGTCAATTGTTACTTCCATACAATCACCTCTTCTATTCATATCCATAGCCAACTAAACCATTCTCCACAATCTTAAGTGCATCATTAGTATTTCGTGCAATTCCATGAATAACATTGAATTTCATCAACATTTTATGGAAAGCTATTTGATCAGGACGCGGTTTACCAGTAGCATTTTTCACTTCAATGTAAAAAGCTTGATGATCCCAATCACGCCAGCCATGCAAGTCAGGATAGCCAGACGGCAAGCCTGTAGTAAAAAATCTACCATCAGGCGTTCTAATTTTACCGACATTAGCACGGAATATATGACAATGATGTTGTGAGACAACTAATTCAATTTTCTTTTGTATACTATGTTCACTTTCCATTGATAAACCCTTCCGTGTTGAAAATTGCGTCTGATTCATTAGGCAATTTCATCAGTAATTTCATGTCATCCATACTTGCATGTTTTTTCTGTAAGATTAACTGTGATGCTTTAAGTGGGTAGAAATCGCCTAAAAAGTCATCACCCCAAACACCATTTTTTCGATAAGGAAAAAAGTACTCATTAGCGACTTCATCATAAAGTAATGAATCTGGATAAATTTTTCGTCCATTCTTGTCATGAAAAATAGCCTTTTTATTATTTAACATAGTTGTTGTCCTCCAGGTTATGAATTCTTTTTGCAAGAATTACAATTGATTCCCACATAAAATTATCTTGTGCAGTAGCTTTATGTTGCACAGCTTCAGTTAATTTTTTATTTGCTTGAACTTCTTCCAATAAAGAATCAAATAAATCATTACTTTTATGAATTTCTTTCATAAGATCGTTGTTAGACTTCATGGTTTTATAATCTGAAAACAAATTCAGTACACTTATCGTAGGGTAAAGAATTGCAAATAATACAAGCAGTGCAGTTTTCATTACTTGTCATCCCTAACTAGCATTGGCTTATTATCCTTGTTTTCTTCAGGAATAAGTTCCTGTTGATCAGCCTCAAGACTTACTTGAACTCCATTGCCATCAAAAGCAATGTCTTTTAACTTGTTTAAGTTAATCTTATGAGTAAGCAGGTCTGCATCTAATTGCAAAACCACTTTATTACCATTAACTTTGAAATTATTTGTTGTTGCTTGAAATTTAATTGTTTTTCCTGTCATGTTTATTATCTCCTGTTAACTAAGCATTAAATATGTAAACGATATACTGGTCCAAATAAACATAAGGAAATCTAATTTTTCATTTTTAAAACAAAAAGAAATTAAGACTATTAACCAGTTCATTAAAATTAATGTTAAATTGAAATATTGTTTTGCTGTCATTTATAACCAATCAGTTACTTCATATTTTGCATTCTCATCCAATTTTCGCCCACAATTTGGACAATACTTAATAGGATAAGGCAAGCCTTTAATCGTTAAGTACCACTTGCCATCCATTTCATTTAGATTAACGTGAAATCTATTCATTTTTGGCGCATATAAATCCGGTCCATCGTGAAAAGCATTTAATGTACTGCAAAGATAGCAGCTACTTGAAACTGATGTCATTCGTCTTCAACTCTTTTCATTAGTTCCTTCGGTGGTCGATTATATGTAACATGTTCACATTTTGTACAAATATAATAGTCGCTAAGGCTAAACAGCGATGTTTTATATACATAACTGTGATGACAAAATAATTGCTTAAAAAATAGTTTCACTCTGTAAAATAAACTAATAATCATTTATCTAATCTCCTACCACACATAGAACAAAATTTGATTTTTTTATCAAGTTTAAAGGAAAAGTCATCATAATAATCAATAAGAACCACTTCTAGTGAATTATCTTTTCTGATAAATAATTCACAGCCATCTGTATAAAAAGTTTTCATCGGATCCTCTGATCCACTTTCAAAATGACAATATGGACAGATGCTTTTTTTTGAAACTGCATTCATTTTTAATTTTCACTTTCTAGCTTTCTCCCACACATAGGACAATAGTTAATCTTGCTACTCTTTGATACATAAGTAACTTCGACATCACAAGATAAATTTAATTCATTTCCATTAATATAAACATCTCCATTTTCATATCTATCAATACCTGTGTACCCATCTTCGTATGTATCTTCAATTGAAATAATTGATTTTTCATTATTACAGTAATCGCACATAATTATTCCTCCGTTAATCAGTAATCACAATGTATGCATTCACTTTTTCAGCGTGGTTATAACTATTCTTTAAGTCCCTAGCCGCTTCTTTAGGTGAGTCAAATAATCCTTCCCAAGTTTTTGCTTCATTGTCACTACTACTGTGTATAGTTACAACAATACAACGATCTTGTTCATAATAACTATCATAAAAAGTCGAGATTCTAAACAGATTATATTCATCTGGATCATTATCCCAACACATTAAAATATCGCCATACTTGTAATCCTCATTAGTTTTCTTCGTTCTTTTATCAATTACTTTCATTGCCATACTCCTTTATGTACTCCTGAGGCAACATACCATATTCATTAAAGAACTCACCACATAGAGCAAGATCTGATCTTACACAGTAATCTGTAGCCATTATGTGTCTAGCTTCTTCAAGACCCAATTTAATATCACGTCCGTTTTCATCTTTCATTTTCATGCTCCTTTAATCAATAGTTATCGTTAGCAAACTATATCTAGCAATGTCCATATCTCCGCAATAAGGGCAATGTTTAATATCATCAATTTCAGCAATAATAAATTCTCTGCCGCAATGTTCACAATGGTATTCAGCTAAATTATGATTGTTCATTTTGATGTTCTTTCTTTAAATTGCGTCCACACCAGGGACAATTACCTATAAAGATTTTGTCAGTTTCCTGAGAATAGCACTCAGGATCAGGATGAGAAATAATTAAAGCTGGATGATTTTTACAATCGATGTAAGTAAACATTATTCCGTCTTCACCATTCACCTTATTAATCTCATCTGGATCAACATAGTCATCTCTGTAGTAGTCGCGTCCTAGCTTTGTCTTTGGGTTGATTTCACAATATTTACACAAATTTAAATATTCTTTCCTCTCAAGTGACTTCCACACTGATGAAGTGTAGTGAATTAACTAATACCGTCACAAAAAATATCAGCGGTGAGTTTTTGTATAGCATTGCTAATTGGTAAATACCAATATGACATCTTTTGCCAATTTGTCACCTATTTTTCTTAGCACTCAATATAGTAGACTGCTAATCGTGGTGGGTTGGCTAAAAATGTGACCAGTTTGTGGTGAGTTTGTGGTGGGTCTTACGCCTACAGCCTGTAGTGTTGTGGTTAGTGTTACTACTTTTTTCTTTAAAAAGTAAATTAT